GAGATGATGTTAATGCTAGGTTGTAAATATCCTCTTTAGTTTTAATCTTTTTAACATCTATTTTTGACAGCACGTCTTTTGCTTCCTTAAATAATCTTTCCCTTACCTCTCTTGGGTTTTCTGTTTGGAAATCAGTAATTATTTCATTTAAGATAGCTTGAAGAAGCACTAGAGTTGTTGTTGTACCATCTCCAGCACTTTGGTTAGTCATATCAGCACATTGCTTTGCTAATTGTATGCCAGCTTGTTCAATTTCATCTTTAACTTCTACTGCTTTTGCAATAGAAACACCATCATTGATTATTTCTGAAGTATGTCCATTATAGATAAGCACATTCTTTCCATATCCTCCCATGCTTACCTTTACAACATCACAGCATTTATCTATTCCTGTCTTTAATCGTTTGCGTGCCTCCACGCCCATGATTATCTTTTTCATATTTTTTTCCAGTGTAGTAGAGGCTAACGGAATTAAACCTCTACATCACTAGATCCGTTATTTAATTACCTAGTGAGCTATAACCACTGCAGTTGATTATAGCAAAAACAATTAACCAATGTTGTATCCACTTGCAAAGAAGTTAGAATCTTGGTTACGAGTTTCAAGTGTAAACATACCACTTACAGCATAGAAGTCATAAGGACCAGTTCTAGCCAAATCTTTGTCAACATAAGTTTCTTCCAAGATAGCAACTTTGTGCTTCTCTGGGCGGATAGCAAGTACACGACCAGTTGTGTCAGCAGCTTGTTGGATGTATCTGTGGTAGTGAACCATCAATTTTCCAAGACCAGTTGTGAATACATCTGTAGCCAAAACGATTTCTTTTTCGTTGTGTCCAGTTGCAACATAGTTAGCCTTGTTTGTGAAATCATCAGTCTTATCTTTTAGGTAAGAACCCATGAAAACATCAGTTGCTACATCTCCATTTGAATTGTCGATGTTTACTTTCATCAATCCTTTCATGATTGAAGCTGACCATACAGTTCCTGAAGTTTGAGCAGTAGTATTGGTAGATTTAGAAATCTGAGCAATAAGACCATTCATTTTTGGAGTTGTACCAGAAACACCAGAAACAAGTGTAGAACGAACCAAGTCGAATTCTGCACTGTTTCCCCAGTCTTTAAGAGCTTTAGTAGTTTGGCGAGTAAGCTCGTTTTCACCACTGTATTTTTCAACTCTTTGTTGTGCTCTAGTTACCTTAAATGGAATAGCTACATGTTCAACGATGTTGCTTAGTCTTGATGGTGTAGAAGCAGTAACTGCTGTGTAGTCTTCACCTTCACCAACTGCTTTAGAGCCAGGTGTTTGCAATGTATCAACCAAAGCTGAGTGAGTCATTGCGATTGCTTTTGTCTTACCTAGAGTGTTGAAAATTTGGGTTTCTTGAGCGGTAAGGATCTCAATCAATCCCATTACGTCTTCACGAACGGATGAATCTCCGTATGTGCGAAGGATATTATCTGTTGCCATTTGTTTGTTGTTCCTTTACAATCGTCATTTTTTAAATAGCACTTCACCTATCAAAGCTTCTTGTGCATCTGAGCTTCCTCTGGATGCTTGCTCTCTTAGAGCGGCTATATTTTGCGACTGTAGAGGTGTCATTCTTTGTTTAGATTTAACGCCCACTTCATCATCGCTGTCTTCTTTTGTAACATTGGCGAACTTTCCAGAGATTGTCTTCCACGCCTCTTCGAGCGTTAATCCCTTTTTTTCTGCATAGGCTTCAGCGAGTTCAAAGTCATCTTTGCTTGCTCCCTGGTTAGCCAATAAGAACTCACTTACTGTTTCCTTGCGTTCAAGCTCAGCTATTCTTTTAGCAAGGGCCTCCTTTTCAGATAAAGCTGCTTCTGCTGCTTTAGCCTTTTTTTCTGTCTCAATTCTTTTTTGGTCTCCTACCAATGATGTTAAATGCTGGTAGTGTTTTAGTGCGTCTGCTTTTGTTGCAAACTCACGACCAGAAATAGAATTTAGCTCAGCGAGCGTAAGTTCCTCTCTGTTACTTCCAGCATCCTGTTCGCTTGAGTCATCAAATAGATTATCAAACTCGTCAGCGGTTGGGGTTTGCTGTTCTGTCATACTTTTGTATGTTTAATTTTTAAATATCTAATTCCCTATTCGGGTTTAGAGTCTATTATTCTGATAATGTCATTTTCATCTTCATAGACATCATCTGCACTAAAGGCTATATTCCATATTTCTCCCACCCATTCCTCTACAAGTTGTATAGCTAGTCTTCTTGATTCTTCTGAATAATTGCTATACCTTGTTTGCTTTACTGTGTCAGCCTCTCTTAATTTCTTCCCTAATATTCCTAATACATCTCTATTATCATATATGAACTTTTCACATTTTCTTGGTAATTCTTCCATATTATCTTGGTATTGGTTGACCAGGGAGCGGAGGTGTTTGTACCATTCCAGCTTGCTGTTCAGGACTTAATTGCTCTCCTTCTCCTTGCGGTTGCCCTTGTGGTTGTTGAGGTTCTTTGTTCATCTGTGAAAGCATTTTTTCCCCATCAAGTCCAAGAGTGTCAAACAACTCTGATATTACTGGGTCAACTGGTTTTCCTGTTTGTGCTATTACTGGCAAAATGTTTTGGAGCATTTGCGCCATGCTAGCTTTATTTATTGTCTCATCTGTGATGCTTATTGTGATATCATATTCTGTATCAAACAATTCATTTACTATTGGGAATGGTCTATCCTCACCCATTTTTGTAAATTCTTTCTTTGTTTCTTCCATCATTGCGTCTATAGTAGCTTGGTCTGGTATTTCTTGACCTCCAGTGTCAATCATTTCTTGGATTTTCTTATAGGTGTAGTTTCTAATAAGCTGCTCATCAAGCTCTTGCATTACTTTAGCATCACCGGTGATTCTAACTATTTCTTCCTTTGTCAATTCTTGATTGATGATTGGCACAATCTTTTCTCTAAATGCTTTTTCAAGGTTCAAGAAAATATCTTCAATGCGTAGGTTATAAGCTTTTGCTGATGATTGCTGTTCAATAAGTGCTACTGATGCCCTCTTACTTGGTTCAATTTCATCTTGCATTGATGATTGGGTTACTTTTTGCCCCCAAGAATATGCCATGTCTTCATCCTTGTAGCTTGATGGATCTATCGAACCAGTCTTTAATGGTTCAATATCTGATGCAGCATCTAGTTTAATTGCTGAGGTTGTGAATAGTTTAGATACTTGTTGAGGTGTAATGTTTCCTCTAAGTTTCCAAAGACCTAGATGAACAATTCTTCCTTTGTTCAAACGTGTATTAACTACCTCGTTCAAATATGCTTGGATGTTAAATAGCATTTCTGCAATACCTCTACCATCTAGCCTATTTGGTACATCTTTGAATTTAAATTCTTGATATGGATGATTTTTAACTTCTTTTATTTTGTGAACAATAGTGCTGCTTTCACTTTCAAGCCCAGAAGCTACAATCAAAGCATATACAAAATCATCTTTATCTTTTTCATCTCCGGTAATAATATCTTTTGAAATCCAACCATATCTTTCATAAACTGTTACATAAGGTACTTCTGTTCTGATATTTGATTTACTTGAAAGGTCAAACCCTGTTCTATCTATCGTATTGTTTCCTTGCACATATTCCATGTTATCCCATTTGTATTCTTTAAACTCTGGAACTGTTAGCACGTTTCTTTCTGTTATCCCACTAGACAAATCAAGTGTTTCTGCTGATGGATCATAAAGTAAATTTAGTCTATCAACAACATCTATCTGGAGCTTTCCGTTTGTTTTGTAAATCTTTAAAAATCCAGTTCCATCTATACAAACTCTTCTAATAAGTTTATTGATGGTCTTACCAAAGTTAATATCATCCATTTTCTTTCTTAAGACATATCTGAATATGCTTGCTATTTTGTATGCTGCTGGATTTTTTGCTTTGGCTTGAATATCCTTGGTATCAATATCAATGTTCTTTAAAACAGTTTCTACTGTCCATTCAGTGAGAGGTATAAAAATCTTTTCTCTTTGTGTAAATGGATCATTTTGTTGGTTGAATATACCAAAGTAATTCTTTCTGCATTTTTCAACAACCTTCTTCATGTCAAAAGCAACCTTTGGCGTGATAAAAACAGTTCCTTCTTGCCAGTTGGATTTTTCAGCTATCATTATTTTAATAGCTTTACGCTCTTGGTCTGTTGGTGTATATGTGTTTTCCATAATTTATTACCAGTCAGTTATTATATCTTCAAACTCATCTTCATTATCTTGTTGATGAATGTATCCACTTAGACCATATCTTAATGCGTCTAATATATGGTCATTTCCTTCTTCTGGAACGTTTATTATTTTTCCATCTTTATCAGTTTTCCAAAGATAGTTTCTATACTCTTTAATTAAATTTATGCTTCTTTTTGTTACACTTATTCTTTGGTCTTGTATAAATGCTATCCCCTGTGTAATGCTCCCTGGTCCTTTTGTAGCTGGGATTATATTTATTCCATATCCTCTAATCTCGTCAATGCTCTTTGGTTCTGCACTATCAGCTATAATAAGTGTTTCTGGGGCATTAAGGTTATTAATGAAATCTGCTATTGGTTTGTTAAGCATTCCTTTTCTGTATAATCTTTCATCTAAAATAAACCCTCCATTATATTTATATATATCTACTATAGTACTTGGATCATTGCTGTATCCAAAGTCCATTCCTCGGCGTTCTAGGCGTGCTTCGTGAGGTATCTCGTCAATGATCTGCCAGTCTTTGTAAATCTTCCCCTCTACCTCTCCAAGTTGTCCAAGTCCATATACTTGCCACCATGCTTTGTTTTGTTTTCTTTTCTCTATCGCCTCAACAATGTTTCTATCCAAAGCTTCATTATCTTTATAGGTCAATGTAATAAAATCAACATCATCACGTTTCCCTTGAATATCCGTATAAAAGAAAAACTCATTCGTAGGATTCCAATCAAGAAAGGCGAACTCTTTCGTTCTAACCTCCAATTGGTTGAAAGCGTCTAGTGTAATATTGTTTGCTTCGTTGATAAATAATCTATCACGTCTTGCACCTCTTAACTTGTCTCCGTTATCTGATGAAAAGAACTCTATTTTTGAACCTGTTTCAAATGTATATATCGAATCGGTAGCATTCCAGTTGTTA